TCCCTTATATTAAACTCGTTACGAACAAACCCGATTGCAATCATTTTAGTTGAACCTCCCTTTTAAATCTGCCTTTGAAACGTAAGCACCAAACAGATTACCAAGTATAACGGGGTTATCTAGGTAGAACATAAGAAAATCATATTCCCCGATTGCGCCTTCTGTTTCGGCTTCTACTTCCTCACCTTGTGCGTTTACAAAGTCCCTGTTAGATGCCGTTAAAATAACCTCCGTAGCCCTTGCCATACGTGTTTCAATCACAGGAGCAACCACGCAAATCATTTTAATTTCCTGTACTCCAAAATCGGCCTCGAATTTTCTAAGTGTTACGATACGCTGAATATCGTAAGTAGGCTCGTTTGAGATATTAAATGTTAGTTCCATGTTATAATTTAACTAAAGTGTATGTAACGCCCCCTAATCTTACTTTTAAATCAGTTCCATCATTCCAAATATCCCCGTTGTTAGGACTTGTCGGAGCAACACCCGAATCTAATCTAAGCGATGCCCGTGTCGTTGTGCTTGCGCCTATGTGAACTAATGAAGTCGGTGCGCTTGCACCTAATCCAAAGCCACTTAATGCGCTAGTAGGTCGTACACGTATGCCATAATGCGACCCAAGTATAGCGGTTACAGTTGGGTTGTAATCTATTCCTGTAACTACTTGGTTAGCCGTTCCTGTTTGGTTAATAGTTCCAATAAAAGAAATCCAAGTTATAGAACCCGCTCCAGTTCCAGTCGGTGCATAAGTCCCCTCTACTGAAATTTGACTAAAAATCCCAGAATTGCTAGTCATACTTCCGTTTCTAACAAGCCTCATATTTAAAGCTGCATTGTTTCCCGTCCTAAATTGAATTGCAGTCGAACTTGTTGTTGGTTGTATTATAGGGTTCGTACTTGTGCCTATATTAATAGTTTGAGATTGAATATTTATAGCACCTGTCCCTTTAGTAGCTATATTATAATCAATATTAGCATCTACACCCTGCGCCTCCGTACTAACAGCCGAACCACTCGCAGCCCCACTAATCCTTAACCCGTTTCGAGTGCTTGCGTTACCAAAATCAAAGCTAGTAAACTCCGAACCAGTAGTTCCGAAACCTAAAACAGAAGAGGCGGCACTTATTGCGGTTTTGTAGGTGGTATCTAGGATTTGTAAAGCACTTTCAATGCCCCACGAACCGCCAAGTAATCTACGATTCAACCAATCTAAATAGGCAACATTGGAAACTTGAAGTTGCGCTATTTCTGTTTTAATTGAATTGTTGCCCGATACAATAGGGTTGTCAGACATGTCTAAAGTTCCGAGCATTGTGCCACCAGCAAGGGGAAGGAATGCCAAAGAAGGCGCACCGCTTATTTTACTATACGCTAATGACGTAATCCATGAAGGGTCTGCGTAACTGCCAGCTAATGCAACGTAAGTTAATGCAGCGCTTACACTCGTTAAGTAAGGACTTAAAGCGGATGCGGTGATAAATCCGCTTGGATTGCTTGCATCGTATTTTGCATTTAAAGCATTTTGTAAATCCGTTTGGCTTGATAGCGTTCCCGTAATGCCACCCCATACAGCACCTCCCCCACCTCCAGCAGGATTAAAGAAAGGTAAACTATTCCAAGCCGTTACGCCATCGCCTATTTTAATGCGCTGGGAATCGCTTGCGAAATCAGTAATAACACCGATTTCACCAAGTGATAATATCGGGTTATTTGTGGAAGCACCTGCTATTGTACCGCTTCTTATTTTTATTCTAGTTGCCATTATAAATTCCCTCCATCAAGTAAACCATTTATGGCCGTAAATTGACTATCGCCTAAGGCTAAACTGCCTCCATCAATTACCACGATTTCGGGGCAATTAGTTGGCTCGTCTGCATCGGGATAGGTTACACAAACATCTCCTAAGACATTAACCGTATCAGTTTCTATTAGTGTGCCTAATGCGCTGTCAAGCGTAATTTGATTAACCCCGTAAATACTTAAATCCCATCCACCAACAATTAAATTAACTTGCCCCTCTAATTGATTGGCGGTTGCCCCGTTCATTTCTTGTACTTCAAATTCGTAATCTGTGCAACCATAATTTTCTATGGTGCATAAAACAAATCTTTGAACGCACGTAAAAGAGTTAGTGAATACCAATAACAAGTATAGGTAATCTACTCCATTGCTTTCAACAATGATTTTATTTACACTATTCTGTCTTATTGTTATCATGATGATTCAAATAACCTTCAACCGTGCCATCGTATGGGTCGTAAAATCTATCTTTGTAACCTCTGAATTTAGGATTGCCTTTTCCTATTCCGCTGATTTTAAAAGCGGTTACATTCTTCTTAACGCATCCGCAATTATTCGCCCATGTAGGGTACAAAGTTTTATTATCATCTAGGTATTGAATCAAAACCCTTTCATAGTAATCCGCATTACTTGAAGCCTTATCAATAGCGGCACTAATTAAGGCCGTGCTTGATGGGTCACTATCTTGTTCTCTGAAAGTCCTTGCGCCTGCTGGAGTGATTTTAATATTACTCATTGAAAGGTAATCCGCATAAGACCGAAATACCAAAGCAGGCTTTATATAATCATTTAACAAAGTAAGGTTAACCCCTGCTATTGTTCCATCGCAGGCCTCCTCGGTTATTTCATTGTAAAAGTCCTCGCAAAGTATTGTCCTTAAATACCTATCCTGTGAAATAGAAATACTTGGCGTTAATTTCTTAGCGTCAATATTAGTGGATAGGTCAACCTTGTTGACAAAATCCCCTGCGGATATAAGCAAGCATTTACAGGCCATTGGTTTCCGTGTTTGGCGTAGGCAATAATTCTATATCGTAATTTTGCTCTAAGAATAAACGCTTTTCTTCTCTAGTCAAAGCGTCCATAAAATCAGCAGGAATAATACTTACTGGGTTCTTTTTCTTAATCCGTATTTCACCAACTTTATTCATCATTAAAGCATTTAAGCGGTTATACACTTGCTCTAATAATTTGTGAAACGGTTCTACTTTGCTATTCATTACTTGAACGGCATTTAATATTTCATTGCTATTTCCTAATTTCCCAGCTACCTGAATGCCCGCTAAGATTGGGTTAACCCTAAAACCAATCGCAAGGTTATCAATTACTAATTGTTGAAGTGCTATAAACAAATCATGATTTGAATTAGTAGGGAAGGATTGGATTTCAGGGAATTGGTCTTTCATTTGTGACCAAAGAACCATTACTTTTCCAGCGTTTTCACTTCCTGACAAGTTGTTTTGCATTTGCTCGTCAAACTCTTCGCCAACCGTTCTTTTAGACCCCTCTTCAATTGCCAGATCAGGGTCACCAACCATTTTAATTAATACAGATAACAGAAAGTTATTATCAATATTACGTTCATGAAATTGGCTAATCTTAGAATCAATCTTAACCCAGTTTACAGCACTTACCCAGTACGGGTCGGGATACAAACGGCTTAAAGGTTTATCAATAGAAGTGTAAAGCACCTGACCTTTGTACGCACCTTGCTCTGAAATTATCTGCTCATTAATCTTTGAAGGGTTAAAAACATCAAAGGTTTGAGTAAGGTCTTTCTTTTGTTTGTAGTCAGCAGTACCAAAATAGGGATTGTAATAAATATTACTAATGTACCCTAAATCATCGGGTTTTGATAAACGGCAAAACTCAAAAGGCAAATGAAATATTTCAGTAATGTTTCCAAGTGCATTATATTTAACATTGAGGGCAAAGCCTCCAAACATTGTTATATCTGTTCTGCATAGTGCGTGTATATCGCCCCACGTTTGGCCCTGTGTGTTTATCTTATGCTCGCTAACATCATCCGCAAGCCCAGCACCGTACACGTATTCGCCAAAGGTTTCTAAGCAAGCGACCCCTGCATTTGATTTATAAATACTATCCGCTAAAAGGATAGGGTCATTATCGTAAATACCATACGGCAAATGCTCCTCACTATACCTTTTTTCGGTAATACTAGCAGCCGTTTTCTTGAGTAAGTTATAGACCTTTATCACAAACAATTATACGATTAAATTTGAATATTATTTTAGTTCTAAATTGAACTTAACTATTCAACTGAATAGCCTTTATATCTTTGTTGTTATCAAGCCAAACACTCATTAACCTTTCAAGTAAAAAAGGGGACATTGGATAATAGGGTAACCCGATTTTACTTAATAAGGTTTCGGCCATTCGGGCATTCTTTACATAACCGCTATCCCTTAATGCTTCCCTTTTCATTTTGGTATTTAGTATTTGTATCGCAGGAATTAAAGCCCCGTTAACATACATATCCCAAACCCATTCCTTTGCTATAAAGGCATTTTGATAAACTACAAACCTTGTTTTTCTAGAATCAAACTTAAGGCCTAGTTCTTCGCAAAGGTTCGCCAAATCATCTGTAAATCCTTTATGCCAACGCTCTGCATTAGTATAATAGTTTTCCTTTTTATGCACCCCAAAGAACGAATATAAATCTGCGTCTTTAATTTGCTCTAAGTTTTTATGAGCGTGTTTATTCTTATTCCAAAAAGAGTGACTAAGGATTCCAGTATATTCCGATTCTCCTGTTAGCCCTTCCTTATGCGCATCCACTAAAACGCTATTCTCAAAATGTATGGTAAGTTTATTATTAAGAAGTGGTAAACATTCAGCATGAATATTTTCATAACTTTTATCATCGTAATAAATTTGATAGATTTTAATAAACTCGTTTTGCATATCTGCGAATCCACATAAAGTAAAAATTCCTATTGCACCATTTACAAGTAAAGTCCTCGCCCCTCGGATTTAATTCTTTATACAAATGATAAATCTCAAAAAGCATTGCTAAACCTTCCTCACTTTTAGGCGGGTTACCATTGTCAAGTATGGCTATAATTTCCTTAACTCGTTGCTCTGTCATTAGCTTTAATTTAAATAAAAATAGGGGCTATTAACCCCTATTTATACTTTAGTTTTGCACTATTTTTACACTTCGTAAGATTCAAGCAAAGCAAGCGTAACCGCTGAACTTGTGATAAACACACGCTTTGGTTTATCTCTTTCTTCGCCCATAAATGTCAAAGTATCGGTAGTGTCGGATGCCGATTCTGTACCGCTGTTTTGCGTTGCTGCTGACATATCCATACCGTTATCTTTTCCATAAAGGATGAACTCTCCGTTGTTAGTTTGCAAAATCAAACCAACTTGTGCGGTTGTCAAGTCCTCAATTACTTCGTCATCCGCTGGAGTGGTAGCAAACAATTTCATAATTGCATCATGCTGGAAAAACTTGTTTCCACCTGCTTGGTTTACCAATGTGTACCCGCCTGAATGGCTTTTCTTTTGAGATTCAAAAGTAAAAAGACCTTCATAGGTAGGGAATGAAATGGCCGTGATATATCCGTTAACATCAGTAGTGTAAGACACACCATCAATATTAAACAACCAAGCTCTTTTATTTACGCCGCCGACCCTTCTTAGGTCGGAGCAACTAGCGGTTATACCGCTAGCTATTCCGCATACTGCCATATCTTTTCTTTAGTTTAAATTAGTAAGAAATAGCCTGTAAGTCATTCTGCACGTAGTTGTAACCCATACGGTACATACCACGGATATAGACTTTCTTATCTTTTTTCTCGTACCAGATTTCCATTTCGCTTTGGTCTTGCGCACGTTCTACACCGATTACATGGTTAGCAGGAGTAGTGTATAAGATACGGTTTGGAGAACCTAAAGAGAATTCGGTGATAATAGAATCCCATGCGTAGATAGGAACTACTTCAATGCCACGATAGAATGCACGTGGCAAGCCATCTTGTACGATTTTCCAACCGCCTTCTGCATTGTTCAAAGTTTCCAATGTAGTAAGGTAGTTTTCAAAGATAGTACCTGTTACAAAGAATTTTTTCTCACCTACTGGCATTTGTTTTAATGTGATGTCAGCACCTTCAAACAATAATTTGAAGTAATCCAAAGCACGTTGGTTAGCGGTTTGAGAAAGGTTTGAACCGATAGTAGATACACGGTCAACTTCATAAGAAGCAACGCCCGCAATCAAACGAGTCCAAAGACCATCGCATACATTTAGGTTAGTGTTAACGCTGTCAGTATCTCCAAAAGAGAAGAACTTAAACGCATCACGACGCATACCATCTTTGATTACATTCTCCAAAATAGTTTGGATGCCTGTACCTGTCAAATCAGGTGTGCCGTTACCAGACTTCAAAAGGTTTTCCATTACGTTACCTTCGAATACGTCGTAACACTGGGAAAGGAAAACTTCAAAAGAACAAGTCTCCAAAGTACGGTTAGTAATTTGAATGCCTGTACCTGTTTCAGTTGTTCCGCATCCTTGGTCTGCTTTAGTGATGTTCGAAAGCGGTGCAACTAAATTAAGTTGTTGCTTTGATTTAATGCCCGTTAATACTTTAAAGATTTGAAGTACGTCTGGAGTCATTACGGTTGGTTTGTAGAAAACCTCCGTTGATGTTATACCATCATAGGTATAGTCGAAATTTGGGGTTAGTGTGTTTGCCATTTTATTTTACAAGTTTAGATTTTAAGGTTTCAGCGAATGAATCGAACATTGTAATTGTTGGTTCGATTTTGTTTACGATTGTTTTGGTTACTACATTAGTAGAAGTTCCGATAGTCATTTTTTCAAGTGCGTTAATTTTATCATTAAGCAAATCAAACTTTTCTGCAACCGCCTTAACTTCTTCTTCTTTTGCGTTAAGTGCGTTTGTTAGTTCTTCAATCTTTGCTTTCATTTCTTCCTTTTCAGCATCGGCTTCTTCTGCCTTAGGTTCTTCTTTTGCAAGTTCAACCTCCATTTCGGGTTCCATGATTTCAGTAATTGCACCGCCTTCGGTCTTTACTATTTTACCATCGGCTAATTCGTGGTCACCATCTGGAGCGGGTTCGTTTGAACCATCTTCTTTAGTGATGAAAACTTTATCGCCTGCTGTAATTTCTCCTTCTACTTGCGTTTCAATATAAACGCCTGTACCATCGGATAATGTTAAGTCCATATTCAACGGCTTGCCCGTTAGCTTTGCCTCTACTTTTTCAAGTAGGTTTGCCACTTTGTCAAGAAGTGATTTTTCCATTTTATTTATAGTTAAAGTTCCAATTTTTAAAGGGTCAATAAATGCAACTGCTTTTTTAACTATTACAGAATCCGCAAAGCCTAATTCTTTGGCGGTGCTTGCATCTAAATAAGTTTCTTTACGCATCAATTCCGCAAGGCTTTCCTCGCTTACCTTTGAACGCTTACGGTATGCGCTTATGATAGTGGATTCTATTTGGTCTAGTTCATCTGCACCTTTGCGCAAGTCATCCGCATTACCCTCCAAGCCCATCAAAGGTTTATGAATCATAACTTGTGACATTTCATTCATATAGATTTCATCACCAGCCATCGCAATAAACGAAGCGATAGAAGCACAAATCCCATCAATGTAAATGATTACCTTACGGCCTGAATTAATCAATAGGTTATAAATCGCATAACCCTCGTAAACTTCACCGCCTACGCTATTGATTCGTACGGTTACTTCTTCGCCTTCATTGTTTGCTAAATAGTTAACAACGTCCTCGGCAAGAAACCCACGTTTGCCGCCTAATGTACCGATATGAGTGTAAATGAATAAATCCATTGTACAATAATACGGATATGCACTATTTACAAAGGTTTATTAAATTGAACTTTTGAGTTCAAATCTAGAATTTATCTTGTAAATGTTTCTAGGTGTCATTCTGAAATGATAAGCGGTATCGTGTACGGCCTGCCTAATGGGGTCTTTAATCCCTTCAATCCCTTTATACATCGCAAGTGTGGCCACGTAATGCGTATGTATTTCGTGGTGTTGCAACTTCACTATATCAATGTGTCCTTGCATTGACAAGTGTTTAATTACTTTTTGCGCTTGCTCTTTGGTTATGCTCGAAGCGTTAATTAGTTCTTCTATTAGATACTCCATTTAATCGGCTTGTTGTTTCTTTTACTTGAACTCTTTTAGTAGTCTTTACAATATCCCTAACATCTACTTTAGGAGCAGGCATACGCATTAAAGTTTGGGCTAACATTTTAGCACTCATTATTTCGCTATCAATTTGGCTAGAAGCGTTTGCGCTACCTGTGGTTATTGTTCCACCGCCAGCCATTGCGATAAGTCCGCTATCCTTGCTTATAGTTGTTTTACCTGCGCTACCTATCGGAGTAACGCTAACACGCTCCCGCCCGCTAGGGTTATCACCTACTAAAAGCAAAGTCGGTTTAGTGGTCATGAATTCCCCACCGCCTGCGGCTGCGCTAATGGCTGCAATCTGTACCGCACCCTGTAATGATGTAGCAGCAGCAGTAATAAATGATGCAGGGGCTGGTAATGTCAAGGCTTTTGTAACGCCAACGGCTGTATTAATAATGGCCTGTGATATGCCTAATGCTTTTTCTATTTCTTTATTTCCTTGTGCCAATGCTTGCGCACCTGCAAAAAATGAAGCGTTAAGAGCAAGTAAGGCATCGTTAGTTTGTTGCTCGGTTGAAATATTAGCATCGCTAGTATCTTTAGTAATCTTAATTTCTTCCTGTGCCGTTTGCTTTGATATGTCTAATCTTCTTTGGTTGCTCTTTGCTACAATTAAATCCCGTTCCGCTTGGGTAAATTCTGCGCTTGCAAGTAAATCATCTGTTTGTTTTTCTTCTTCTTCTAATACTAATCTATTATATTCCTGTAAAGCCTTTAGCCGTTCTTGTTGCCCTTTATCGGTTGCACTAAAGATTTCCTTTTGCTTTTGTTGCTCAATGTCTAGTTCGAATTGGGCCAATTGTTTTCTTGCTTCAACATTTCTATTGAGAGTATCTAAAGTTTTTTGGTAATCCTTTTCTATGTCTGCTTCCCTTTTGGCCCTGCGCTTTTCTTCTTCTTCTATTTCTTTTTCCCTTAACTTATTGCGCTCGTTAATAATCTTTTCTTCAAAACGTAAAGCCTCGTTTTCAGCGTCAAGCCTTGCCCTTTGTAATTCTAGTAACTTAAATTCAATTTCCTCACGTTTAGAACTTCCTTCATCTAGGGTATTAGCGTATTTTCTATTGGCCTGTATTTCGGTATCAAGTAATCGAAGCCTACCATTAAGTATTTTCTTTTCAATACCATCCGCTTTTTCAAGTAGGGCAATACGCTCTTCCTCGGTTTTGGTAATGTCCTTAGCCTGCAATCTTAGCCTATCCCTTTGGTTAATGAGTTGACCCTCGGTAACTAAGAACTCCTTTTGCTTTTTCTCTAAATCGTCTAATGCTTTTTCATATTCAATACCCGCCTGAATCTGTTCTTTGATTGCGTCCGTTGTATTACTTATTGCATCGAATAAAGTATTCTGTCCTGTTGCTAAACGATTGACCGCATTCCCTGCAACGTCTAAAGCCCCTGCAAAATCACCATCTAATATTTTACCAATAGCAGGAAGTAAATCAATCATGAAATTAAGAGGTGCTAGTAAGGTAGTGATAGCGGTTTTTAAATAACCTAATCCCTTACCCAATATCCCATTCTCACTAACTGCATTTCCAAACTCTAAGACATAAGTTATGCCCGTTGCTATTGCATTGAATACATTATCTAGTACAATGCCTATACCTGTCATTAATCCTTTCCAACCTGTTGCTAGGTCGTCATTGCTTTGAATCGCTTTATTAAGCAAAGCAAAGGCGGCAACTATACCAGCGATAACCGCCCCAATAGGATTGGCTAAGAATGCCTTACCCGCCGTTATTATTCCGTTGGTAGCCCCATCTATTGAAGCGGTTAACCCATCAAACGCTTTAGGGTAATTACCTACCTGCCTAGTAAATGTACCTACTGCCTTTTCTTGGTCTAATACCTTTGCATTTAGTTCCCCTATTTCCGTGCTTAATTCTGCAAAGCGTTGTTTACCTTCCTTAGTTGCTAAGTTAGTATTGGCCCATTCCTTTTTAAGGTCTGCAAGTTTATTCCTTTGGCCCTGTAAAGTATTGCTATACTCTTTAGTACCTTTCTCTAAATCTCTTAGCGTACCGTTTAACGCACGTTGCTCGGTTGCTAATACCTTTTGCTCTTTGTTATATTGTTCCTGTGTCTTACTGCCATTAGCGTAAGCATTAGCCAAATTCTTTTGGGCCGTTGCATTAGATTCTAAAGCCTTTGCTATTTCTTCCAGTTTGGCATTAGCATCTTTGTTATTGACCTCAAATTCAAATATTATCTTTTTCTCTTCCATGTTATTAGAGTTTTACCATTTCAACTAATGTACTATTCCCGCTTCCATCGAATGAATCAATCTTTAGAACCTTAAAGTAACTTTGGTACTTAGAAAGGTAAACGGGTATATCAAAATCAAAGTTTAATACATCGCTTGCCTTAAGCGTAAAGTATGCACGAAGCAAAACAGGGTTTTGAAGTAATGAATTTATTTCCTGATAATGATTGTCAATAATTCCAAAACCTCCATTTGTGCTATCACTTGGTACGCTGAATGAAAGTGATTCCCGATAATTCAAAAGGGTTTCCCCGTTGCCGTCATTGTGAAAATAAGTATAAGGGATTTCAGTAAAGACCGTTCCACAAATATTAATATCTTCAATATCCGTTTTGTTTATTTCGGTTACTGGTATATCGTGGGCAACAATTAAAACACGTGGCTCAAGTTCCCGTGCCTCACTTAGCGGGATGATGTTACAAGTTTCAGAAGCCCCAGCAACAAAACCAACTACCCTAAATTCAAAACGGCTTATTTGGTTGACAGGCCAAATCCCATCGTAAAGTGGGTCGCTTGAATCCTGAATAACAATATAGGCCACATCGAAAGCGGGGTCAGTTGTTACCACTTGAAAGGATTGGTCTAGCCCCGTAATGGTAGCTGGTATCAATGGACTTTTAGCGTCATACAAAGGAATCTTTGCAAGCGTAACCTGTGCATCCCCAAATGTATCTACGTTCTTTGTCCCTGCAAATGGTGCTTCATATAAATCGGTTTCAGATTCTAAGAAGTCATTATTCAAAAGGATTGCCCCGTTTCCGTAAGGATAACCAAACGCCTTTTGATATTCATCGGTCTGGAAATCCTCACTATCTTCTAAGTAAAGGAAGTTATTGCGCTTTGCGTAGTTGTCCGCTATGTCTGCAAAGTTGACCGCTATCTGTTGGCTGGTATCAAGTTTAGCATCCCACTCACGGGCATTCAAATAGTTTCCTTTTATGGAATCAACCCTATTTAAGAATACGGTTTTTGTAACATTGTTTACCGTAATCTTTGAGCCTAGAATCGTGGCCACGTATAAAAGGAAATCGCTTTGCTTCATGTTTGGAAGCAGTCCCGATACTTCAACCGTGAACCCGTTTACCCATTGTTGACTAACAAAGCCTTGCGATTCTATTAAGACCGTACCGCCAACCGTACCGCCTGTATTGTTTACGTATATTTCGTAGTAGTCCCCGTTTGCGGTTCTATCTGTAAAGCCTACCCTGTCATTTAAAAAGTTCGTAACATAGAAAGAGCCATTCTTCCAAATGTCAACCCGTATATTCGTTAATGAAATAGCGGTAACATAATTGATTTTACAAAATATGTTTATATCGTAAATACCATTAGCCGTGTATCTGTCTAAAGTAAAGTCATAAAGTTCTAAAGTGTTGAACTTATTATTTGCGTTTTGAGTGGTTAGTATCTTAGTATTCCCTATTGGAAAACTTGCAACGTAATTCCCAAAACTAAAATAACTCCTTGCATCGTTTTGGCTTTGTGCGTACTTATTAAACTTTCCCGAATAAGGCAGGACTGCATTATTATATTCATAAGTTGTTAACGCATCCCCATCAAGTTTAAAGCCCGCATCCCTTACTAATCGCTTTACAATGTCCTTTAAATAAATCGCTGGGTATATTTCCCCTAAGTCGATTCCATCGGTTACCGCTTTAAAGTCAAAGATGCCGTAATTGATAGGAGTATAAACATAACCCTCCGTATTAGCCAAACCATTGACTACACTAACATTACTATACGTATGGTCAAGGTCTGAAAAATCGATATCACTAAGTTCTGAATCCCCCATTACTTCAAACAAGTCCGTTTGGCTTCCTAAGAATTCTATTTCAATTTCCCCTTGTTGCTCACGGTATTCCCGTAAACGAATATACCCTACGCTTAAGACCGTTTGGTCATTTAGTAGGTTTGCATCTATTCGAGTGTATGCGCTTGCACTTAGTAGCGGATTGGTAGAATAGTTTAACAGGCGTTTATTGTTTACCGTGTCAGGAACGGTAAAAGCATTAGTATAAAGCCCCGTAATTGATACCACATTAGAAAGGTCACTATCTTCTATTGTCCACGCAATTAACTCGTTTGGAAATAAATCTAAAAACTCTGAACCTATCTTAATATTTACCATAATTCAATTGGGCAAGATTCACTTTCAATTCTAGTCTTTGCTTTTAATACGCATCCGCAATATGGGCAAGTCTTATTGGTATGGCATGAAGTCATGCACACCGCTAAACGCTTTTGGCTTAGGCTTTGATTCTTATTAGTCGCAAGCAAATAAAACCCGTTCAGAATGTTTGAGGCTTTAAATGCTAGAACGAATAAATAATCATTGACCTTGTACCAAATCTTTAGGGTATTTAATTTCAAACTCAACAATGTACTGCTTATCCCCATCTGTATATTTTTCAAATCCATTCTTTTCAACTAATACGGTTACTTTGCTATTATCGCTCATTATCTGTTGAACCCTTATAGCTTTACGAATCTTTATAACTGCATCGTATTGGGCTTTGGTTAATAGACCGCTACGAACTACAACGCTACGAATACTTGATACACGAATCCAGTCTGCCATCGTTTCGCCATCACTGAATCCATCGGGCCAATTGTTAAAGATATTCCGTTCAATCTCTATGCCTTCATGTTCTTCGCTGTACGTTTTGCGTCCGTTAAACTGAAAATATTCCCATCCCCCTAAATCGTTTAACCATGTTAGGTAGATTGGTGCGCCCGTTGCATCGCTTGTGCCACCGCCTAAGCAGTTACCCCTATCAAGTCCTAATGTACTGGCAAGGCTAATGCGTTTAGTTTCGCTAATCAATACGTCCGTAAATGGGCTGTATTCATTCGGGTCATCTAGGTTATTAACTGGGCCTAATGTGTCAGCGTAAACCCAAAGGTTACTGTCACCCCTTGTACGTTCTGCTAAAGTAAAGCCCGTTAATGTAGCGTTAAACTCTCCGATATAATCTACAATGGTATTGCCTTCCCCTTCTGCGAACTTCAAATCAAATATCGTAGAGGCTATTGATACGTTTTTATCTGACAGGCTTTGAACTTGTGCTAAACTTAAAGCCTCGTTAAATGCACGTACTGAAAACAAAGTACATTGTAAAGGGTTAATTGCACCGCTATAAGTTCCTATTGAATATTGTGTGCTTGTGTCAGGGGTATAAGAAGAAAGATTATTGAAATTAATTACGCTTTGATTAGCCCCATCAACGTATATCTTCCAATCGGTAACCGTTGACCCATCCTTAACAATTACAATATCATGTATCTCATCGTAGGAAATATCCTGCGCTAATACTAAAGCGGATTCAATACCGTTTTCAAGTGATAGGCCAATGGTAAAACCTCCAACAAAAGGAAGGCTAGTTATAATCCATCTATTAGATTGGTCAGCGGCTGAAAAGTTAGTGAATAATACAGACCCTTCCGTATCGGTTAACTTCCTTAATATTTGAAAACTAAAACTAACATCATCCGCTAATCCAAATTCTAAACCGCTTGGCGTTGTTCCCGTTGCGTATCTTGCGCTCGGCCCAGTTCCACCCGCAAAGGTTAAACCATAGTTACCATTGATAGGGGTTTTTAATGCAAAGTCAAAGTATGCGGTATTGGCATTTAGTGGCAAATCATCTAAACGGAATCTATAAACCCCATCGTCCTCACCGCTTATTATTGTTTCACTTGTTTGGATAACTGCCCCGCTTGCATCATATTCCGTAACCTTGCGCCCAAAGAAACCAGCGTTTCCAAGTGACCTGAATAATTCGGCTGGAATAATAGTGCTTATATCTTGGTACCTGTCAAAGAGTGGAACGGGGTCAAAGTAGGTCATGAACTGACCCTCACTTTGTACGCTCTGAATATAGGGCCACATATTGCCCGCTGTGCTATTCTGGAATTGGCGTACGGAATTAGAAGCAAATAGATAAGCTTCGCACCCTGCATTAACTTGAAGGTTAAAAGCATTCAATCGATATTCAGGGCTACCCGCAAAAGACGTACAATTAACAAAGAAACCTATTGATTCGTAATTATCATCCGCAAGCCAAAGGAAATCAAAAGCACCCGTTAAGGTTAACTGACTAAGGATAGTAAAGGGTACGCCGTTCTTAACCACTTGCACGAATATCCTTGCGCTGTTTACGTTGGTGCTTGTAAAGGTTGCCGTAATTCGGTACTCAATACCTTTAACTATGCTATAATCTTGATATAGTAATTGACTTGCCTTGTCGCTCGATGGGCTTGAATCTGGAACTATAAACACATAACCAGACGCACCTTGCCAAGCCTGCGTACCTACTGCGCCAATCACACCCTGTGACCATGAAGTTAAACCACTTGTAAAACTATTATCTACTAATTCGGCATTGGCATTGCACGAATCATAAGTGTCATTAGTGAATGAATCCGTAAATGCGGTAATATTAACCCCATCCGATACATCATAACTTTCTGCATAGGCAATCCTAAAAGAAGTCCATGCGTTTAGGTTATTGGTTTGCTCCAGTACATTATCGGCATTTAACTTATCACGTACTAAATCACTAACATCAATCAAGGCTATGTTACTAATATCTGGAACCACTTGAAGTTCTGCCACTAAACTCATTGGGTCATCGGCATTCAATTCATGATAATCGGGAATCCCTGCATAGACCTTTACTTTAACATTGTAATTATTGTAATACTTAACGGCCGTACCTGTGGAACTAGAAGTATAGGCCACGTTCAAAACATACTCGTTTGCGTCAACAACTTCCTTAATCTGAAATACACCTGAATAAACTGGAGTGTCAATAGTTAAATAATCTAGGCGGTTATAACTTGCATTCGTACTTAATACAATTCGAGCGAATCCGTTACGGCTATTAATTGAACTGATAGTGTAAACCGTATCGGAACTATTGAAAGGGAATAGGTTCGATTCAATTTTATAGCGAATCGGTAACCAACCCGCATTCCAGAATGAAGTATAAATAGGCTCATCGTAAACGCTTGGATTAGCGGTACTGTAAATTTCTCTTTGCGGTCTTTCAATTACTTCAACCATATATTTTTATTAGGTTATCTTTTCTAATCAAGTCATCAATAAACAAAGCTATACGGGAATTTTGTGCTTCTGCTATTGCATTTCCAAGGGCATCTATTCTTTGCTCATTAAATACATCTGTTAATAATCCTTTAGTGCCTGCGTAACCTTCCCTATGAATCTTACGGCTAATCAAGAAAACAAGGCTATCCTCGCTCAAATCGCTTGTTATTCCTTTGGCCTTAATCCATTCCCTAATCTTTTCCTTAACCACGCCCGAACCGCCCTGCCTTGTTGGTCCTCTGCCATCTTCTAATTCAAATAAGTTACTATTGCCTAAGATTGTTAACGTGGTGTTATCCTCGTCCTCTTTAACTATGTACTCAATACTCCTTGAAGTTTCGCCCGTTGCATTACGGCCATAGGTTTCCATTGACTCCCGCAAAGCCTCTACAAGGGATGCCCCTTCCCGATTTAATAGTTCACTTAGTCGCAGCAATAGTCGAATGTATCTGGTACGGTTAAATTAAATCTTACTAGGTGACCTGTTGCTAAATAGGAATTGTCCCTAAACACAGGCTCAATACTTAGGCTTGTTATTGTTACATCATCGTAACCCAAAGCGGTTTGATTCAAGTCGATTAGGTATTGCTCTAATGCGCTATCCATCGCCTGTAATACTTTTAATTGTTGTTCAGGTGTTGAATCCATTGTATCCTGATTCAGGAAAAACAAGCGCACCTGATAAGTCAGATTCATTCGGTTGGTATTACCTATAAACGAACCAGTACGCACCATAGGCCAAAGCCAAATAAGCGGGAAGCCTCCATCATGGAATACGTTAATATCGTCCTTTAGCCCATGCCTGAAAGTATTAGACAAAGGTAGGCCCTGCGCTGTGGCCCTTAATAAATCGTGGATGCTTTTGTAGGTACTCATTTATTCATTTCCCTTTCTAATCTCATTTGTTCCCTTTGGGCTTCTGCGTAATGGCTTTTAATCTGTATCTGCGTGTACACCTCGTAAACGCTTAAGTCTAATATCAACCGCTCCTTAGTTATATCCCCGTTACTTAAGCCGTATAATTGCGCCTTGAACCCGAATACATCATCAATTTCAGGGTAGCCTGCCATTTCTTCAATGCTTGAATATCCCCTGCTTTTGATACGGCCTTTGTGCCATTCAAGTAAGCGGGCAAACTCCCGAAAAAAAAAGACACGAACTTATGTACCTCCAATCCGTTCGATTGCCATACCTCCGCTTCTGCTTTCATTGCACGGGTGTAATCGTAATCACCATGCTTTGCCTTGTCAATGAATATCGAAACCATCTTAGGCCAGTTAGGCATATTGTCATCTGCTTGTCCTAGTGATACCATATCTTCATATTGCCCTACGGTCATCCATCCCAAATCGTCTAGAACTTCATAACCCATAACCCGTTCAGGCTTGCCCGTAATATCGGGGAAAGGTTCGGCAAAGTCGTACTTACCAATTGTATTAATCGCTTCAATCGCTGGCATAGATTCCCAGTCAGGGCCAAGTATTGCCGCCTTCAATAAGTCAGGGTCATTGCCTGAATTCAATACCCTAAAGTATTGCTCGAAAGTTAGTTTATCCCAAAAAGCCATAAAAACCAAATGATTGAAAGTTTAACAAAAGAAAGTAGAACCATTACCCCAAAGGCAAGGCCCAACCCGTAAAAGAATAAGAAGCGCATAATAGACGCTAAAGGTTTGATTATCTTTTTCATGAGTATTTAGAAAATGAAAGTTTGGTAGTGGTATTAATTATCTTTTCTGAAACAGCGTAGCGCATCGCATCAATAGCATGGTTGAAAGAATCAATAGGCTCGTTAAGGCTTCCCCCTGCCTTGTCCGTTTTCCAAATGTAGGCCCGTAACTCTTTGATAAGTTCAATGCTCGAAGAGGTCACGTAAAAGCGTTTATCCTGTAAATGGTTTATCCCATGCCTTACTGAATCCGTTCCCTTCTTTACGCTGGTAACATTAAGCCCGTATGTTCTAAGTTCGGCAACGCTTTTAGGCTCGGCACTATCCGCATAAATCAAACACTTAACCGATTTGAGTTCGTTGTATATTTCCCGATTGCTTAAGCCTTTTCGATAAAGTATATTGTCAAAATAATATTCGTTATTGAAGGAGTATAGTAATACACAGGTGGTAGGGTCGTTAGTGTAACCGAAGTCCATCCCTGCTGATATAAGTTTTGCCCCATTTGGTATCTTATCAACTTGTCCCCAATTATCAAATACAACGCCCTGTAAACTGCCCACTTCCCCAAGCCCGTACACTTTCCACCAGTTAGCCCAATAGTCGGACGTTTCGGCTTTAGTTCGGGCCATTTCAATTTCATTAACAATAGTCTGCTCCAAGGCTTCATTATCCTTGTAAGTCAAAACCAATAGTTCGCTATCTTCTTCTTTCAGGACCTCGGTATGCGCCCAAAAGGAACTGGTAGGGTTAAAGTCAATATAAATATCTTTTCGGGTACGGACCGCTAATTGATGGTAACTTTCCCAATCTACATTATTAGCCTCATTGACGTAAAGTATGTCCCGCCTTGCACCTCTTAACTTATCTGGTTGGTCCGCACTAAAAAATTCAATGTAACTGCCATTATGGAAATCATAACGCAAGTGCGACCTATTCCAACGTGCATCATTAAACCGCCCCGTTGCTTTCATTATCTTAATAAAGTCCTTCATTGCACCCCTGCGCAAATGGGGGATGCTTTCACTAACCACGCTAATCTCTAACCCTGCAATCTTAGCCGCCTTATCAGCAAGGATAGGAAGTACCCCAAATGTTTTGCCAGCACTCGTACCGCCCTGAATAACCTTTTTACGGGCTTTCATTCTAAGAATTTTGTTTATTGCGGTGGTCCTTCTAAACAAAGTACAATGTTTTTAGGTGTTTACTCGGATGCGTTATTAGTAGAATCCAATTCATCAGGGAAGAAAGGTTGCTCAACATTGGTGTTTACAACTTGATTGGCTAAGCCGTGATACCTTGCAATAATGTTCTGTTGGTATTCCCCTACTGCTGCGTGGTTCAAATTATGGTCAAGGCATCGCTTCCTAATGCGCGTAGCGACTTCCAAATATTCTTTGTAAAAGGTTTTAGATGTGCTGTTTATGTAATTTTCAATACCAGAAATCACTTCCCCATCCTCTAACCAGTTTTCAAACCCTTCTAAAGTCAATGGCCTATTCTTTAAACGGTATGCTTCCTTAGCGTCTTTACCTACAAAATCATGAACCTTGATAGGATTATCTAAAGCCCATTTGCGATACTGGAGGAAGTAATCCCAAAGTTGTTCGGGTGAATCTATGTATCTAGGCTTAGCCATTCAATTTATCTTTAGCCCATTTAATCATAGCATTACCACCCCAAGCCAAATGATTGTTGGTTGGTTCGTCTAATTCCTTACGGGATGCAATTCTTTTAACTATCTCTTTAACAATAGGTTTCTTATTGGCTATCTGCTTAGCCCGAATCAATGCCACACGGCTAAGGTCTGCTTTCTTAAGCGTTCCCTTGTCAATCATATTGATTACCTTTAAAGCGGATTTAATAGCCGATTCTGGGTAATCGTTATAAGTGTTTTGCGGGGTGTGTATTACCTTTGCCATTGTGCTAATATACTAATAATGTGCGATATAATCAAATGATTGGTTTAAATTACTTATTCCCCTAAGTCCATCCTCATTCGGTCTAGCGTACAAGTGAATCGGGGTTTTTAACTTTAATACCTCAAACAGAAAAAAGGTGCTTGTACTTACATGGTGGTTTTCCGTTGCCCGTTCCATTACCGCCATCCAATCGATTAAAGTGAATCCAGTTCCCTCATATAAACAACGGGTAAATCGGTATCGGGTTTTATGCTTAAATTCCCAGCCCTGCTAAAGTTATTAACAAGTACAAACTTTTCAGGAAGGTTCAAGTATGCAAGTAGTTTTTGTTCCCTTACCGTGTTACGTTTTATTTGAAGCGTTTTCCAAAGCATCGGATTAAGGCCTACCAATCGGTACTTATCAAGCATCATGTTTTCATAATCATCATGATAGTTCCAATCGTACTTTCTGTAAATTTGATTAGCCCATCTTAGGTTCAAGGTTTCGGGATTGGTTGGACTTTCAAGGTCTGCCTTGCATTCGCTTTTCTTAATTGCGTTAACCTGTGGCAAGTGTTCGCTTATCCAAAATAGAGAATCTTCAATTGGGAATAGATGCTTACCTGTGGCCCATACTAAAGGCTCTAAAAAAATAATATCCCCTAATCCCGCTGGCTGGTTAATTATTAGCATTAATCAATTACTTTAATGAAAATCGTTTTATTTGTCCTTTGGTTATTTACCATCATTGTAAAATGCCTTCTTGTTATTAAAGGGTAAAACTTGTGAGCCTCTACAATTGGAAGTATTACCCCTGTTTTGGTATTCATTAATTTAATAGCGTGTTTATATTTAAAACCATAAGTATGGCATTCCTTCCCAGACTTTGCAACATTTAAGCCCAATCTTCTAGCATGGTTATTATTTTCTTTTACACTTGCCCACTCTAAATTGGAAACGCAATTATTTAATTTATTGCCATCAATATGGTTAACCGTTTCTTTGTTTAATTCATTTTCAATAAACGCAATAGCAACCAACCTATGTACAGATATATTTTTTCTAATACCATCAAACATTAAAAGAACTCTAGGATAACCAGTTTTTGAAATAGCTGGCTTTAATAATTTCCCTATTCTAAAAGCGGGAAAACCTTCAATCCTTCCTTTAACAAACCTATCAACGCTTCTAACATTGCCCAAATTACTAACTTGATAAAATGGGCTTATATGCGTTTCCTTCCAAATCTCTTCCATTATTTATAAATGACTACATAAAAGCTACCATTCAAATCATAGCCATCGGTCACTATAAATTTACTTATATTTTCACAATGTTCCAAGTAATCACGCATAATACTTGGGCTAAGGTAATGAATGTGCTTCTTATTGCCCCATGCCCAATACTTCTGATAATCACAATTAGGAAGGTATAAAAAGATAATACCGCCTTCTTTAACTTTGGTAAGCCAGTAATCAATTACATCCTGAAACCTTCCAATATAATGTTCTAACATGTGCGAAGACCCAATAAAATCTACCGTATCTTCTGGCAAATTCATTGCATTATACTTATCATCAATTAATGGGTCAATTGGTATAGCGTTTGGTATGCACCATTCCAATCTATTACATCCTATATCATAGCCTTTACCTTTGCAAAATTCAGTTGCAAACGGAATTGCAAACCTAGAAGCGTAACCATTTGATTGAAGTTCTGGGTATTCTTTTTCTTTGTACTTAATAAAGTTCATGCGCTTTCTCTTTCATGTGATTCCATTCAATTCTCTTTTGGGCCTCCGTAACTAGGTAATGATGCCCCATACCATGCCTGCGATTAAACTTGCTCATTCTGTTTTGGTATAACAAGTGCCTATCGTATAGCCTTTGAAAACCGCCAATACATCGGTAATGAAAAAGACTTAGTTGGTCATGCTCCGTTATGTTTCCCTGTGGTTTGCAAACGTGCGCCCCGTGTACGTAATTTATTTCCTGAATCCGTTTAGGGTCGAAGATAATGCGCTTTGAATAGTTTTCGTCAGGGTAACCCGTATTAATGTTTGGAAGGTCAAGGCTATCACTTACCATGTTATAACCTTGAACCTTTGGAAGGCTTGAAGTAAGTTTTGAAACATCCCCAATTAAAAATTCATCCGCATCGCATACTATCACATAGTCCTTGTCCTTGTCCTCTTTCCAACAGTTATTTTTAACATCCATGTAATGTTGGTCATTAAGTTGGCCCATTACCCCAAAGGTACGCACTTCCATCCCTAAAGATTTGGCAAGTGTTATGCTATTATCCCCCGAATGATTATCCCACATTACTATCTTTTCGCAGTAGTGGTAATTTTGCTTTAGGTAAGGAATGTAAAAAGAATCATTCCAATTTATCCAATGTAGGGCTATTCTCATAAGTGCGTACTTTGTCCTTCTCCTATGTGCGTAGCCGTACTATTTTTTAGTAACGCAGTACGATACCCAGCGTCATAAATCCGTTTACTAATTTCTTGCTCCGAATAATCCTTAAGCGGGAAAAACTGCTGCAACAAATCCAAACGAGTAACCCCGCAATTCCAGCCGAAACCGTGCCACTCGGTATTCTTCCAAGGGTCAATCCATTTATCAAGAAAGTAATAATTACTTTTTTCATATGCTGCTGGATGTACTGCGTCCTTGCGGTTAATAACCTTTATTACATTCGGGTTATCCCGCAATATCTTTAGGCTCTCATTTACCCACTTCTTATTCGTGTCATCAAAAAGCCAATCATCCTCTACATGCAAAACATACTTTTCCTTACGGCCTTCGTATGCTTGCATTAGATTCCAGTTCTGGCCTATCCTTTGCAAATCATCGTAAACCTCTACCTTTAAATTAAAATCGGTATTGGCAATTAGGCTGGTTTCAGTTTGCGCTAACAATTCAGTACGATTGCAGGCGATAATACAGGTTAAAAGTGAACGCATTTAAGTCGCTTTAAGTGAATGTAATATGAGAAAAATCTCTCACAAATAAAAGGATGATAAGGATAATGTTCAATACCAAATGATTGTTTTAAAGCATCGGGTAATTGATGAGGGTAACCGCTATTATTCATAAGTTCGGGCATTGATTCCATTACATTCATAGCGGGTATTAACATTGTCTTAACGTAATCCGCATAAATTTCAGGCGTTGCTACAAAGTAATTACAGTAAACAACATCGTTAAAATGCGTGGGCTTCCAATTAAACCCAATAGCATTCATTATAGCCTTATAGTACGTACTAAAATTTGGGTGAAACCTATCCGCATACGTTACAGGGTCATGCGGTGCGTGGCGTTGCAAACTCATTACATCGGGCCTGTGCTTTACTAAGCATTCATTGACCGCCTGAACGCTGAAAGGCTTATCGCTTGTATTGGCAATCTTTAATCCTTTCCATTTGCGGGCTTGTCCTATCTTTTCCCGTAGCTTCCAAGATAACACCCCGTAATAATCGCAAGTTTCCATATCGGGTAACTGGTTAGCGATTACACTATTCTCAAAAAATACCGAACATTCAGCGTTATACAGGGGCGTATAGTCAAGCCCCTGTATCTGGCTGTCATGATAGTATATTTGGTATATCTTATTATTCATTGCCCGCCCGCTTTTCTTGCCTTCTTAACTTGTTTTTCAGCATTTGTTCAGGCGTTAATACCTTAGCCTTGTTTTTGTCCTTAACCTGCCTAGTTGCCTCTCTAATGCGCTCTAGGTTGGCAGGGTTGTTTGGGTCTTTAGGTTTCATAAGTTAGGTGGCAATTGAACGTAACAATCTACTCCGCATTTTTGACCAATAAATCCCGTTTCCTTATTGTACCCTTCAATTTCCTCATCAGTCCATTTTGCAAAACAAAAAGAAGTATATTCCCTCATTGCTTTCCAAATTGAAATAAAATGAACTTGAGAATACCTTTCTCTTTTAGGCTTCATTTCTTCTAATTTTTGAAGCCTCTCAAAAGCATCAATTAATTCATTTTTTATATCCATATTTATTATCCCTGTAAAAACTTCTTAAACTCTTTTAAACGCTCCAAATAAGGTAGAAACGTATCTCTTTCAATTTGGGTAGGCGTTAAGCTGACAAGATACTGAAAATGCCCGTTAACAAAATATTGAGGGTTTAATATCATTTCCTGCGGGCTTATCTTTATTGGCTTGTCAGGCACTTGAACCTTCATAAAGAAGTTCGCCAAATCCTGAACCTCTGATGCGTATAAAGTTGGTTCCATTATTCAACTACTAATCTAAAGTAACAATCTGGAAACTCTCTAAAGATAATCACTTTATTATTACAATCCACAATGCGAATAAATCGAGGCTTTTCAGGAAAGTAAATACGGCTCGGCTCTAGTGAAATAAACAAAGATTCATTTATTTCCGTTGGGCTTAGGTTTTCGCCAATGTTTGAATTTAAAGCCACAATCTTACATACAGACGTATCGAATACAACATCGACAACGTAATTATAACCTGTGCTATCGCAAGGCGTTAGTATCTTTGCCTGTGGGGTTGGTGTTTCTTCTTTGTCCTCTTTGCATGAAAGAAGGGCGAATGCTAGAAAGATTATTAGTAAGTGTTTCATGTTATTTAATTGTTAATGTTGTTTTTCTGTTCGTGTGCAAGTTATCGCACTTATCGCATATTCTCATTTGCTTTAATTTTAGGATAAATTACTCAATGTTTTTTTATAATCTTCAACCTTAAGATTAGCATACCTTTCCATAGCAGCCTCAAAAGCGTTGTACGACATTGAAAAATTAAATCCTTTATGTGGCATAATTGCCTCTTCTAAGATATTTCCTTCATTATCTTTGACAGAATATTTTTGTTTGTATGCTTCTATTTCTGCAAAAAATCTATTTTGCTCTTCGTGTAAAATTTCTGTTGGTTTCATTTCATCTAAAATTTAGTTCTGTTTACTATTCTAGTTACTATTATTACTTGTACTATCTATTTTACTGCCTGTGGTGAACTTCCTTTTGATTCTTAAGCATGACAAGTCCTAGTAAGGTGTTAATCTTATCATGCGAAGATTTTGGATTTTAGATTAACTGCCTTGCGGAGCCACTCCCCCCATTATCTTAACCAACTAGCCTAGAATGCCGTTAATCTTGAAGTCATCTATTCGGGGATTCTAGCCCCTAGTATGCTTGCGGTAACCCTTCTGTTTTGCTCCCCGCTTGGCTTTGCATACGCCCACAGTAACCAATAAGACTAAGCCCCTGCCGTTACATAATTCCCGACAAACTTAGAATAACCTATTTTTTGTTACGCTCGGCCAAAAATAGCAAAAGGCCGACAATTTGAGCACTTATGTTTTGTCGGCCTTAGCCAAATGCGTGGTATGGTGCTCAGTCAAGCCACTCATTACCCAAATATACTAGGTTTCTTTATAATTTGTTGCACCTCCTTCCAATAAGTTATTAACATTTATTCGAGATAGTTAATACACTCGTCTAGCGTACCCTTTTCTCCTAAGTCGGAAAACAAACATAAACTATTTATAGGCAATAAAAAAGCCCCTACACGAGGGGCGAATACTTTCTTTCCTGTTAACCTCCTTACGGGACTTGTACCCGCATTCCCCGTGCAAAAGCGGGTGTCTTACGTTCAGACTAAAGTGATTAACTGCTATGGTGTCTAGCTTCACAATATTAAGCAATGTTAATAACAAAAGCAAATATTTCTTTGAATTATTATTAATGGATTCAGTTTATAACCTTACGTAAGATTTTTTAGTAAAATATTGAATCTAAAATTTGCATTCAATCGTATAACCC